AAGAAAAAAATATTGAAGAAAATACTAATTTAAAAAAAGATATGTTTAAAGAATTTAATATTAAAGAAGAAGAAGCTAAAGGAGCTTCAACTTTGAATGCGCAAATTGAAAAACTTTTAGAACCAGTCAATGTTGAAGAATTGTTAGAAAATTTGAATAAAGAACATATACCAGAAGAAAATTGTTTCACAGCAGGTATGCACTATTTAGAAAAAGCTTATCTTATAGGTCAACAAACAGCAAAGAAAGTTTCTAACAAAATTTATGATATATATAAAGAACAATATGATAAAATGAAACAAGTTTTAAAAAATATTTGTGCTCAATTTAAGGTTAAAGTCAACGAAATTGCTGATCAATTAATAATGTTTTTCGCTAGTTTTTATTTTAAAAGCAAAATTTTTGTTTATTGTGATTTGCCCATTTTAACATCTTGTGTATGGGATACAGCTATTTTGTTTTCAAAATGTGCTATTGTTTTTTTGATGACACGTTTGACCATTAAATTTTTCAGTACTGTTATATCTTGTGGTTTCTTTTTATTTGGAGGAATGTCTACTATTGCTTGTAAATTATGTGATAAATGCCGAAATTACAATTTGAATGGTGATAATGATTTTGATAAAGTTTTAGCTCTCGCTAGTGTTAAAGATACAAAAGTTGATTCACACCTTTTAGCTCGTTTTGTTGCACAATCTTCAGAATTACAAACACGTAAAATTACACCAAAAATTTTGTCAGAATCTTCAGAAATTCAAACTCGTAAAATTGTTCCAAATTTAAGAGCAGAAGCTGATGCAAATCTATACGAACCAAATTTTGCTGCAAATTTAAGACGAAGAGATCTTGTTCAATATGAACAAGTAACTAAAGTAATGTCATCTAACGCCAGAATTCTTAAAATTTATACACCAACTTATTATTCAACTTGTAATATTGTTTTCCTTTCAGGTACAGTTGGAATGACTGTTGCTCATCAAATTACATCTGATTTTATTTCTATGGGTTTAATTTTAGAGGGTAATGAAGTAGAAGGTATAAATATTCCAGCTAAAGAAATTAAAGTTATGCAATGTACAGATGCTGGAGGCAATTATGTAGATCTTTGTTTGATTGTATTTCCTAAATGTATTCCTTGTGCACCAACTATTGTTACAAAATTTTTAGATGCTTCTTCTTTTAATCTCATCAATAATGAAGCAGAAAATTTAACTCGTTCTTCTTTGGTTATTTCTGCAGGTGGAAAAGTATTAATTAAAGAAAATATGACAAATTCGGTCCAAGTTTGTGTTCAAAATTTACCATATACAGTTCAATTACCAACAGGTGATGTAGAAATTACAATAAATTCAGGAATTTTGTATGAAATGTGGACAAAGAAAGGTCTATGTGGTTCTCTTCTTTCAATAGGAGGGAATTCTTTCAAAAATAAACTTGTCGGTGTTCATATCGCCGGTGATGGTACAACAGGAGTTGCTTATCCTGTTTCAAAAGAATTTTTAGAACGAAATTTATTGGATCTTCAAGTAAAAGATAGCAGATATTTAATGAATGGGAGAATGCCTTATGGAGAATGTGCAGTACAAACTTATTCTTTCAAAAAACCATTAGTTTCAGGTGATATCATAAAACTTGCAGATGTTGCAAAAGTTCCTTTTTCTGCAACTAAAACTTGTTTGAATCCTTCTTTGTTTCATAATCAATTATTTAATTCACCAACAAAACCAGCTTATTTACGTCCTGTTTATATAAATGATAAACTTGTTCATCCTAAATTAAAAGGAATAGCTAAAGTAACAAATCAACAAGTTTTTATTGATACATCAGATATGGAAATTGCAGCTGTTGATGTTTCCAATTATTTTACTTCAAATGATAATGCTAAAATTTTTAGTTTAGAAGAAGCTATAGTTGGAATTGAAGAAGATAAATTTATTGCACCTATTAACCGTAAATCATCTCCAGGTTATCCATTCAATTTGCAAAATCCGCAAAAAGGTAAACATTATTGGTTAGGTGACGATGAAAACTACATTATTCATCCTGAAGTCCGGGAAGAAGTTGAATCCCTCATATCAAGCTGTAAGCAAAATAAGAGGGGTGATGTAGTTTTCATTGCCACGTTAAAAGATGAAAGAAGACCTATTGCTAAAGTTGAACAAGGGAAAACAAGAGTTTTCGAAGCAGCACCAATGCACTTTGTTTTAGCTTTCCGCATGTATTTTTTATCTTTTGCTAAAATGATAATGCAAGATAGAATTGATAATGAAATTTGTGTAGGAACTAATGTATTTAACTATGATTGGCATCGTATCGCAATGAAATTGAAAAGTAAAGGAAAT